ACCAAATCGGCGGAGCTGTCACCACTGGATTAAACAACTACGGTAACATAAATCCCTTCGCTAGCCCAGACTCTGCTAATGCTTTTGGCTACTCGGTCCCCTCCGGAACAGCCAGCAGTTACTATAGCGGCGGCGGGGATACTTATGGATTCGGGGGTGGCGGCAACTCCTGGGGCTTCTCCGTCTAAAGGAAACCATCATGGCAGGCTTTTTGACAAATCTCGGGCTGGCCGCCGGGCGAAACATCATCACAGGCCAAGAGCTTCAAGAGAAGCAAGAAGACATTCAACTGAAGAAACAACAGATTGCGATGGGGCAGATCGCCATTGCCAATGCTCAACGCCAACAGCAAACCCAGCAGGCTGTAGGCTCTTTCCTGTCGTCCGAAGCGGCAAAAGATGCAAGCAACGTGACGGACCCGGTGAAGGCTGCGGGGATGCTTGAAAGAGGCGCACAGGTTGCCCTGCAGGGTGGCGATTTTGTCACCGCGAATACGATGGGGGAGCTGGCAAAGGGCAAGCTTCAGGAAGCCAAGGAACAGGCTGCAGCCGTCGCACAGCAACAGCAGGTGAAGAAAGAAGCATTGGCTACGGCTGCCGAAGATTATGGCGCAAATCCCACTCCTGAAGGTTACAAGGATTTGATGCGAAAGGCTATCGATGCTGGGCAGAATCCGACAACTATCCCCGCGCCTGGTACCCCCCAGTTCGAGGCGTGGCGGACGAATGCAACTCTGGCCTCCAAAACTGCTGCGCAGAGGGCTGACTTCATTCAAAAACAAAATGATTTTCAGCAAAATCAGCAACGTCTGAGAGAAGCCCATGCCGATCATGAAGAGGATGTTCGCCTAAAGCGTACTGACCAAGCCTTGCTGCGAGAGTCGATGAAACAAGCCAAAGCCGAAAAGGCGCCTAGTCACATAGAAACAGCTACCGGCATCTACGAATATAACCCTGACCAGTCAATCAAGGGCACCAGAGACTTGGCCGATCCCGCATATGTAAAGATTGGGGCGTCGAAACAAGGTCAAAATGCTAGCAATGTGTCACAAGCTGTCGTGGCGTCGAGCCGGGAAGCTCTTCGTGGACTGCGTATTATTGGTGCAATGGATACTGGTCAAACCACAGGCCCTTTTACTGGTATCAACGATGGCACTCTTGTCCACCAACTTACCAACACTGGAACTAATGTCCTCACCCCAGAGGATATGCAAGATTACAATGTGGCGACCAAAGGACTTGGTTTGGAAATCTCCCGTGCTATGACACTAGGAGCGGGGCGGGGGGCGAATCAAGCCACCATTAACGAAATGCAAGATATTGTTACAGCACATGCCGGAACACCAAAGGCAGTGGCTGTTTTCAAATATGCCAACGCCATTGATATTATTCGCAATCGATTGGAGTCCACAGGCACCCTCCCGAATCCGGAACAAGAGGCGATGCGACAAGAAGCCTTGAAGCAAATGCAGAAGGTGCCATTGCCTGAAGATGTGCTGAAGGCTACGAAAGATGCCAAACTTCGCCGTCAGATGCTGACGACAGGGGGCTCTATGGCCGATACCGCAGAGAAAATGCAAGTAGAATCGCAGTCCGGAGGTGTTGGTTTGCCTGACTCTGCCCCCGTGAACTTGCCCCCCCTTCCGGAAGGCGGTGGTCTACCCCCCGGCGTAACTGTAAGGATTCACTAACATGCCCGACTTCACATTTGACCTGCCGGATGGGCGCTCTGGGACGGTTACGGCTCCGGAAGGAACCACTCCGGAGCAAGCCTATGGGTATTTGCAACAGCAAATGAGGGCAACGGCTGCCTCAAAGCCTCAAGAGCCTACTGAAGGTCGCACTGCCGCTGGCTACGCCCAATTTGCCCTCGGAAACATCGCCAAAGGTGCCGCCAGTACCATTGCACCTGTTGCTGAGATGGGTCAAAAAGTGGTGGACGCACCTGAGATGGTCATCAACTATCTGGCTAACCAGTTCGGCAAGGGCCCTGTTCAGCGCAATGTGCAAGCCCCCACCACTGCTGCAGCGGCTCCTGTCACTGAAGCGGGGGTTAATGCGGCATTGCAGAAGACTGCGCCAGGGTTGATGGCTGCGGCTGCGCCGAAGACTCCGACAGAGAAGTATGCTGCAGCCGCCTTGCAGGCACTTCCTACAGCCATTGGCGGGGAAGGCTCTCTTGCGCGTCGGGCGGTTCAAGCAGCCGGATCGGGCATTGGTGCTCAAGTAGGCGGGGACGTTGCGGGTCCGGCCGGGGCGGTGGCCGGGGCAATCCTCGGGGGTGGGGTCGCGGGAGGCATGGCGAGCGAACGTGCCCCGGCAAAACCGTTGTCTGAGGCCGCGAAACAATCCGAACGCACGGGCATCCCCCTCACCCTCGGCCAAGAAAGTGGGAGTGGTCTTCTGCAAGGAGCTGAAAACATTCTAGGCAAGAGCGTTCTTGGAAGTGGGGCAGCCTATGCGGACAAGGTAAGACAGGCAACGGCAGGTGTGGCAGCAGTCACAAAGCTTGCTGACCGGTTTGCTGCTGAACCCCAGAACGCAGAAGATTTGGGTCGCAAGCTTCAAACGGCCCTCACCTCCACTGTCAAACACTATGATGATTTGCGTTCGGCAGATGCCGCGCGAGACTATGGGGCGGTGCGGGCACTGGCGCAAGACCGTCCGGTCATCAAATACGACAATACAGTCAATGCGCTGAACAAGATCATTGATGAAACCCGCAATGTGCCTTCGGGTGAGAGCAAGCGCATCTACAACCAAGCCATCGCCATGCGGGACGATCTTGTGTTGGGAGGCAGTGCCCGCACGTTCAAGGTTGACGATGCGATGCGCACACGGCGGACGTGGGGGGCTGCGGCACGGGGCACGGGCAATGTGTTCACCGACGTGGACCCCAACCTCTCGCGGCAATTCGCGGGCAGACTCTTCGGAGCCATCAACCAAGACTTCGAGGCCGCGTCGAAAGCCGACACGCCCATTGCACAGGCCCTTGCAAAGGCCAATAAGCGTTATGCTGACTACAGCAAGAGCATCGACTATGTGCGTAAGAGTGCCTTGGGCAACCTTGTTGGTGAGGACGTGGCCGATGCAGCCTTCACGGGGGCTAGCGGCACGACTAAAGCCCCTGAATTGATGGCTAATCGGTTCATGACACTGCAGCCGTCACAGGCAAGGCAGGTCACCAATATCCTGCGACGCAACAGTCCCCAAGTGTTGGAGGATACCAAGGCCTATGTGTTGCGGGATATGCTAGAAAAAGCGTCCAATACCGCGCCGGGGCAACCCCCAATGTCGTTTGACAGGTTCCTCACCCAATATAAGAAGATCGAACCCAAACTTAAAGAGATGGGTTTTACCCCCAAAGACTTGGCTGACATCCGAGATGTGACGAAAACAATGGAAAGAGCTTCCGAAAAAGAAGGTGCAAAACCTAGCGGTGCTTCGCAAGGCTTGCAGATTGCCGCATTGGCACTGCATCCGGCGTTCATTGTGCCGAATTATGTGGCTGCGAAGGCGCTTTTGACGCCGCAAGGGCGGGCACTTTTGCGCCGGGCCTATGCCGGCACGAGCCGCACTATCAAGTATCAGGCCGGTCGCTCCCTGATGGCTGCTTATGGGGAGGAGCGGAATCGTCAACAACAGCAGCAAGGACAGGGACAGTGATTATGGAAAGGCTCTTTTGGGTGCTTCTTGTGTGTGGAGTTTTCTGGTGGTTGGGGCCGATTCCGGCTATTGCTATCGCAGTGTTTCTTGTAGAATGTGTCTTCGAGGGATTCCATGCCGCAGAGTAAACCTATTTATTTGTAGAAATTAAGAATTATTAATTCCTACAATTGGAGGCCCCTCATATTCAGGAGCATGGGTATGAAGGGCTTTCCTAGCTTTCATGTAAGCTTCTGAGGCTTCTTCAGCCGTCGCAAAGGCTCCGAGATAGATCGTCTTTTTATCCACTGTTATGGATGCCGCATATCTGTCTCCCTGTTTTCTAACTCCACGATAGCCGGTCATATTAGCCCTGGAATTGGAGTTTTGAATGTTCTGTGATTGCGTGGCAGATCTCAGATTAAGCCATCTGTTGTCATTTTTTACTCTGTTCTCATGATCTACCATAGCCGTTGGCCATTCATCCATCATCCAAGCCCAAGCCACTCTATGCGCTAAAAACTGCTCATTATGCATACGGATGGAGAGATAGCCACCGGAGAAAGGCTTTGTAGCGATTTCTCCAACTCTGGCATTTCTATTTCCTGGAACTTTCCAGCGAAACTCGCCAGTTTCTTGGTTATAGTCGAGATAAAACCTGACATAATACGCATCCATTTTTTCCATGGAACCCTCCCTGAATTACCCCTATTTTATACAAAATACGCCATTGAACCCAATAGTTTTTGCCTATGTGAGTAACCGCTTCCATGATATTTTTTGCGAGTTCCGCTAGGCGGAACAAATGGTTGACCGGCCCCTGTTGGGAGGTGCGTCGAGTGTGATAACCTCAACACCGGACCGCGGATGGCGGGGAGTGCTTTAAAAGCTTATAAGTATAATATGGGCGGACGCTAGGGGGTCGGTGGCGAATATGCCGGAGTAGGGGATTGCTGGGTGTGTTCAGTGTTTTGCTCCCTACGGTCGTTATTTGTAGGAATTAATCTACCTTAATTCCTACAAATAAATGGCGCACCCTAGCTATGGGTGTTAGGATTGCAGGCAATGGCTTCACTCGCAACGGTTTGCTGCTTTGGCGCCAGCCTCCGGCTGGTCAATCATTGGTTCACCTCCCCTATATGCGAATCCTGCTTATCGACCCCACCGCCTCTTTCCTCGACTTTGCCTTGCGCTGCGAAGCCCAAGGCCATGAAGTCCGCTGGTTTCTCGGGCCAGACAAACTCGCTGGCGGGGGTCGCTACACTGTTGGCGATGGTCTGATGCCGAAGATTCGGGATTGGCGCACTAGCATGGGATGGGCCGATCTCATCCTTAACAGTGATAACTGTAAGTACACCCACGAACTTGAGGGCTACCGCAATCGCGGTTTCCCCCTCTTTTGTGCCAATCTCGAATGCACCTCATGGGAATTGGAGCGCATGAAGGGTCAGCAAGTCTTCAAAGACTGTGGCATTTCCTGCCCCGATGTGGTGGAGTTCAAACGATACGATGAGGCCATCGCGCATCAGATGGCTAATATGGACAAGCGCTATGTGTCGAAGCCTTGTGCTGACGTGGACAAGGCCCTGTCCTATGTGTCGAAGGGTGCCCCCGACATGCTCTTCATGCTGGAGCATTGGAAGAAGAGCGGGAAAAAGCCCGTTCCCTTTATCTTTCAAGAATTCTTCCCCGGCATTGAAATGGCTGTCGGCGGGTGGATGGGCCGGGATGGCTTCGCCGAACACGTTCTGGAGAACTTCGAGTTCAAGAAGTTTATGAACGATGACAAGGGGGTCAATACAGGAGAGCAGGGCACGGTGATGCGGTATGTGCCTATGGGGGAGAGTGGCCTTGCGAAGGCTTTGCTCGCTCCGCTCGAAGGTCGGTTGATCCGCGAGGGGTACACTGGCTACATCGACGTTGCCGTCATGATTGGCAAAGATGGATCTTTGTGCCCCCTTGAGTTCACCTCCCGCCATGGTTGGCCTCTCTTTCAGATCCAGCAGGCTCTCCATCCTGATGTTGCCAATTGGATGCTTGACCTCCTGCATGGGAAGGATACGTTCAAACCCTCGACTGATATTGCCACGGGGGTTGTGGTGACGATGCCAGAATTTCCATACAGCCACATTACCCGAAAAGAGGTCACGGGTTTCCCTGTGTGGGGGATCAATGCGGGCAATCGCTATAACATTCACCCTGCTGAAATGATGCTTGGTGAGGGTTTCAATGAGAAGGGTCAACGCGAGCCTATGATGGTGTCCGCTGGTGATTACCTTCTTATTTCTACGGGCACGGGGAAGACTGTTCAACAGTCAAAGAAGCGGGCATACGATGTGATCGATGAGCTGGAAATCCCCAATTCCCCGATGTATCGGACTGATATTGGCAATCGGCTTGAGAAGCAATTGCCCAAGCTTCAGGCCCTTGGCTATGCCGAATCCTGGGAGTGGTAAGCTATGAGCCAGAAAGTATCCCCGGTTCCGCCGCATGGGCAACCCGATAAACGATGGTTCGATGCGGCGGTGGCTACGATCAATGATGCCTATGCCGCCACGTGTACGACCGCCACACGGCCCCCGAATGCGGTGATTGGACAACACACGTTCGATACGACAATAGGCCAACCGATATGGCTGAAGTCTGTGAATCCGAATGTGTGGGTGAATGGGGCTGGGACGGTGGTGTGAAAATTGTTTATAGGAATTAATCTACATTAATTTGGACAAATAAATCATATGGCTGGCCGGGCAGACTTCTTCAAGAGTGGTTCCTGGAACGCAACGTGCGATCTGTGCGGGGCGAAGGAGAAGGCCGACCGTATGGAGCTGACGTGGAATGGGTTGTACACCTGCAAGCACCACAAGGAAAGGCGCAATCCGCAGGATTTCCTTCGGGGCGTGAAGGACAACCAGACTGTCCCATGGTCCCGCCCGTGGCAGCCTCCGTTGTGCGACACCACTTCGTTTCCTTACACTGAATATTGCACCCTTCAGGGTTCCAACGCCATCCCCGGTTTCGCCATCCCCGGATGCGCCTATCCTTCTTATGTGAACACGGCTTTTTACCCTTCCATAGTCCAGTGGCGTGGCTGGGCTATCCAAGACACCTATGGTTGCCCTATCCTCGACACCAATGGTCAGATGATCTACCCTCCTGGCACTCCCTCCGCCACGAATCCGCCCGGTCCCTACGGTTTCCCGGGCCGTCTCGATATCGATTTCTATCTGGATGTTTCGATTCTGCTATGAAAAAACTTCTAGCCTTCTTGTTGCTGTGCATGTCTGCGGGGGCTAACGCTCAGTTCACCCCCGGTCAACTTCTCACGGCTGGGGAATTGAACACACAGTTTGCGTTGTATGCAAAGCTGGCTGGTGCGACCTTCACGGGTCCGGTCACCATCCCGACGTTGACTGTCTCCACCACAGCCACGTTGCCAGCGCAGGCTGCCAACACTCTTTTGGGTAATGTTAGTGGATCGTCGGCTTCACCTTCTGCGGTGAGTGTTAGCAATTGCTCCAGTTCCTCTTCTGCTCTGTCTTATACTTCAGGCACAGGATTTGGCTGTAATTCGAGTGTGAATGCGGCCACGTTGGGGGGTGCGACGTTCGCGGCACCGGGGCCAATTGGTTCGGGAACGCCATCCACGGGGGCATTCACGAATCTCTCATCTAACGGTACGTTGACTCTCGCCAATGGCTCCGTGACCCTCCCCTACTTGGCAACGGAAGCCGCTAACACGGTGGTTGCCAACTTTACGGGTTCCACGGCTAGCCCTGTAGCCTTCTCAATGCCAAGTTGCACGGGGTCTTCCAATGCCCTCGGATACACCAATGGCACGGGCATTGTGTGCAATGGTTCAATCAATGCCACGACTCTTGGAGGTGCGACGTTTGCTTCTCCGGGATCAATTGGCTCCTCGACAGCAGGAAGTGGGGCTTTCACTACTGTCACCGCGAGCAGTACAATCACACCTTCCCAAACTGCTGGCATTGTTGGAACTACAACCAACAATAATGCGAATGCAGGCAGTATAGGGGAATACAGCACAGCTAACGCTTCGGGAGTTTCCTTAACCACTGGAACTCCATCTAACCTGACTAGTATAAGTTTGACCGCTGGTGATTGGGATGTGACAGGGATAGCCCAAGTTCTGGCATCTGGTTCCACCGTCTTAAGTGCTTGGAATTGTGGTGTTAGTACAACCTCTGCAACTTTTGGGGGTTTTGGGACACTCACAGCAATTCAAGGTACGTTAGGAACAGGGTCTCAGCAATTGCTTCAATGTCCTGTTGTTCGTCTTAGTCTTTCATCTACCACAACTGTATACTTGCTAGGGCAGGCTACTTTCACCACAAGCACTGCGTCAGGAAGTGGTTTTATTCGTGCGCGTCGCATTCGTTGAGAGGTTTACATGGCAGAGCAAGGATCGTATCCACTAAATGGTCGAGCGCTCCAAGCGTCAGATACTTTGACTGGAGTGGTGTCGGGACAAACGGCTGATATACCTTTAAATGTGCTTGCGGCTTTTACGCAAACAGCTTCCGGAGGGTCAGGCCCAACAGTAAACCGCCCCACGTCTCCGGGGTTTCTTGGCCAAGGGTATTTTGATACTACACTTGGTTTTATGGTGTGGTGTTCTCAACTGAGTCCCGTTCTTTGGGTTAATGCTGCGGGGATTGTGTCATGAAGAAGCTTTTACTTTTGTGTGTTGGTCTGGTCATTTCTGTGGTTTCCCAAGCCCAAACTTTTAGTGTTGGCAATCTTGTTGTCAGTGGAACTGCGACTTTCGCCATCAGGCCTACTTTCAATGGGTATACTCCATGGGATTCTGGAAATCTCAATACGGCTCTCTATGCAACACTTGCATCGCCCGCTTTTACGGGAGTTCCCACAGCCCCGACAGCCTCTTCTGGAACAAATACTACACAACTAGCAACTACTGCTTTTGTTACAGCCTCTCCCACAATTAATCAACCTAATTTGGTTGGCATCACGAATGGTGGTAACGCAAATGCAGGGAGTATTGGGGAGTACGTGAGTGCAACTGGAAATGCCATATCACTTACAAGCGGCTCTACCTCCAACATTACATCCATTTCCCTTTCGGCTGGTGATTGGGACGTTTGGGGAAGTTGTTTGATAAGCCCTTCTGTGGGTGTCACAGGGGCTAATGCTGGTGTAAGTATCTCTTCTGGTGTACTTCCTTCGCCTCCTTTTTATTCTTCGATAAATTTGCCAACAGCAGGGGCTAATCAAAGCTTCTCTGTGCCTATGGTGAGGGAGAATGTAGCATCAACTACGACAGTATATTTGACTGCGTTGGCTTCTTTTTCTTCTGGCACGGCTACAGCGACCTGCACAATCCAAGCCCGCAGAATGCGATGAGGTTTTTATGGCACATACTACTTTTCAAGATTATAATCAGAATACCCCAATAGTAAGCGCTTGGCTGAATGACGTCGACAGTGTGGTGTACCCTCCTACGGCTGGTCTGCTTGTCGCGGGTGGTGGATACGCTAAAACAACAACTGTAATAGAGGGGGCCGCAGGGACTGTGCTTGTGTCTAATGGCCCAGGAGTGCCTCCTTCTTTTAGCAATCTTACAGGTTCGGGTACTGTAACCTTTGTGGGGCTCTCATTGCCCAACTTTCTTTCAGTATCAGGAAGTCCTGTAACAACGACAGGAACACTTACAGCAACATTAGCCACACAAACAGCCAATACAGTGTTTGCTGGACCAAGTTCTGGAGGGGATGCCGCACCTACTTTTAGACAATTGACAACAGCGGATATAACCGGATTATCCGGTTTTGCCCCCTTAAATTCCCCGGCCTTTACGGGTACGCCCACAGCACCTACAGCAGCCGCCGGAACTAATACAACCCAATTGTCTACTACTGCTTTTGTGCAGAATGTAGGACTGAATTGGTCACAGACAGCGGGAATAGGGCTCACTACTAACACCACTCTGACAGTGGCTCAGATGGGGAGGTGGGGGATATTGCAGGCTAATGGGGTTGTAGTGACATTGCCTTTAGCTTCTACTGTCCCTTATGGGATAGGTTTTACGTTGGCTAGAGCCCCTTTCTACGGGTCTTTGGTTACGCAAGGGGGGGATCTTCTCCAGCCAGAGGGAGCCTCAGTCCGGACTTTGTACGGGAATGAATCGATTACGGTTGTTTCCAATGGTGCTGGTGCTTGGTTCGTCCCCATTGACGCTGCTAGCGCAACTAATCCTAACTTTGCCGGAACTCAAATTTCTTTTATCAGTACCGGAGGAGCAACCGACCAGCAAAGTATTAGTATGACTAGAACTGCAAATTATTCTGGGGGTAGTGGCGTCAATGGTACAGTCAGAATTGTAGATACTGTAGGGGCTTCCCCAACTTCCTTTGAATGGGCCTTAACTTCGATAATGAACAATTCGGCCACCGCAGGGGAAAATGTGGCTGTATATGGTCAAGGTAACAGACAGACGACGACAACAGGAGCCACGTGGGCTGGCGTTATGGAGGCTCGGGAAGTCGTGGCTATAAATAATCCGTCAACGGCCTTGGTTGGACTTGAGGTAGACAATCGTTCAAATGGAACAGACGCCTCGGGGAATAGAATCGGCATCGATGTTGTAGCGGCGAGGTATAACACAAGTGGGGCTGCAACAACCTGTTCCTATGGCGTCAGAGTTCAGAACGATGGGGATAGTAGTGTAACGGTTAATGAAGCTTTCAGTGTTGTAGCCAATAACTGTAATTACGGTTTTGACACATCTGCAGGTGTTATAAACATAGCAGCAATGAGAATGGCGGCGGGGCAGGCTATTGCTTTTGATGTGAATTCAACGAATCAGCTGAAATACGATGGAACTGGTTTGGGGTATTATGTCTCAGGATCGGAAGTAGTCAGACTTAATAGCAGTGGAAGTCTGTCACTGAACGGGGCGCATGGACTTCAACTTCAAGCGTCTCTGAGTACAGGTGGTGTTACTCCTGTATTGACTGCAAATAAGCCTGGCAGTTCATCTGGCATTGGAACATGGGTTAGTTTGATTATCGATGGGAATCAATATTGGATTCCTGCCTGGAGCAATTAAAAATGGATCAACAAACAACAGTAGAATTTCTCATCCCTGCTGACGTGCTGCAAGCGGTGGTTGACTATTTGGGGCAAAGGCCCTGGAAAGAAGTGGCCAGAGTTATGCCTGAATTGATGCAATTGCGAATGCATGAGAAAGAGAAAAAGAAAACTGAAGAAGATTAAATATAATTTGTAGGAATTAAGAATTATTAATTTCTATAAATAATCCATAACTATTCCGGGGCCTTGGATGATAAACATGGACGACTTCAAACAGCAGGTCGCCTCAAGTGTAGCGAAGCTGGCACCGCCTGCGGGAGTGTCGATGTGGCTGACTTTGGGCAACCATTTGGATGACTGGATAAAGTTAGCTACATTGGCCTATATTGTGGTGCAATGCACGGCCCTAGTCGTTACAAAATATCTTGAATGGACGGGAAGACTTAAGGAGAAGGCTGGTGAGTGAGGCATTTGACAAGTGCTGGGCACTGACTCTTGGGAATGAGGGTGGCTTTACAGTGGACAATGGTGGACCAACCCGTTGGGGGACAACTGAAGCCGTGGCCCGTAAGTGGGGATACACGGGGAATATGAAGGATTTCCCCGAATCCACAGCCAAAGAGATTGCTCAAGCCAACTATTGGACACCCTTTGGCTGTGATTTCTACCCCCTGCCCATTGCTTTTCAGGTCTTTGACACGGCGTACAATGGTGGGCATCCCATTCAATGGCTGCAGGACATTATGCAAACGCAGACCACAGGCTCGGCATTAGGCTCTGTCCTGTCTACGGCTAACTGTTGGGAAGTGGTTGCAAAATTCAATGCCAAGCGTTTGCAATATCTTGCAAGCTTGAAACAGCCACAATATGCAAACGGTAGGATGAACCGCATTGCCGCTAACATCTTGCAAGGAGGTAGCCTTACATGATCCCACAAACCGAGGTGCCGAATGAGGAAACGCCGATGGCCCAAACCCTCGCAGCAACGCAAGCCCCCGCAGCCAAACCCACCACAGGCTACAAGAGCAGTGAATTTGCAGTCACTGTTGTCTCTGCTGGCGCTCTTGCTAGTGGTCTCGTTCCTGCCAACTATCATCCTCTGGTCGCTGCTATCGCTGGTGTGTATGTTGCATGCAGGACTCTGCTAAAAGTGGTGCATGCGCTTGGGTATGCAAAGCAAATCCCTGATCTCCCCGATCTTCCTAATGAGGTGACGAAATGAAACGAATTTTGATGCTTGGATTGGCCCTGGTTCTTGGCGCCTGCACAACCGCACAACAGCAAACGGCACAGCAAGACGCAGCCAAAGCCCAACAGATCATCGCCAATGGCTGCCTGATCGTGCAACCGACACTCGAAAGTGTGCAGGTCATTGACCCGGCATTGACCCCGTTCGTGGTTGCCAATGGTGCGTTTTGCGCGGCGGTGTCGAATGTGAATGTCTCGTCGCTGTCCACGATGGTCGGCACGTCAATTCCGCAGGCCGAGAAGCTTGTCCAGTCTAGCACTCTGATCCCGGCAGACCAAAAGCCCATTATCATCGGCTCGCTGACTGCCTTTCAGGTGGCTCTTTCCAGCGCCCTTGTGGTATTTAATCAAGCTCCAGTGACGCCTGTTGCGCCTGCTCCGGCTTCAGCGGCATCTGGAGTGTGACATGGGTCAGATCGTCATGCAGTTTGCGGGTAGTGATAGCCTGACGTCCAAGATCATTCAATGGTTCGGGCATGGGCGATACGCTCATGTGGACACGGTGATGCCCGATGGCTTGCTGTTGGGAGCACGCAATGACGTGATGGCGGGGTATCCCCCCGGTGTGCAATTGCGGGGGCCAGACTATCAGGTAGGTTACACCCTCAAACGCGTGACGATCCCGTGCACGGATGCGCAGCAATCTGACTATTACCAGTTTGTGCTGGATCAAGTAGGGAAACCCTACGATAGCCGGGCTATTGCGGCATTCGCGGCAGGGACGGACTGGACGACCAAGGGTGCATGGTTCTGCTCGGAGCTATGCACCGCTGCTCTTCAGCATTGTGGGTGGTTGAAGGAGCTGAGCGAACCGCCGAGTAAGGTCGATCCAGATAGTCTTCTTCTTGTTATCAGTGCTTTTGTGGAGGTGTGACATGCCGTTGAAGAAAGGAACTTCAAAGAAAACCGTGTCGGAAAACATTCGCACGGAAATGAAGGCAGGTAAGCCACAAAAGCAGGCTGTGGCGATTGCGATGGAGACGAAGCGGAGGAGTGCGAAAAAGAAGAAATAATTTGTAGGAATTAAGGTAGATTAATTTCTACAAGAAAATGCCCACAGGTGGTTAAGCTGTGGGCATTTGTTTAAGCAGATGGGGCTAATGCGTGGGTGTTTCACCCGATATCACGCAATACCCATCACCCGTTTCCGGTACCTCCGCGTACCCCGCCGCATCCTCCAAATTGCGGGTCCGAGACGAACCTCATGCTTTTGACCGTTTTCGCGGTCAGCGCAATCCCTTGCTCTGCAAACCTCTCAAATGCCATTGCAGGCAGGTTTTCTATTGTTTCGGCTGCGACGGCATAAGAGAGAAATTGGTTGTCCACAGTCCTGACGTAACAGTAAAATGATCTCATCCGCATTCTCCCCAGGAATTATCACTAGATACCACACCAACCGGGATATAAAGGGGGTCATCATACGGAATTGCAATTGATGCAGTCTCAACAATCCGTTTGAGCATTTCCTCTTTTCGATACCTGTCAAAAGACCCCACAAGACTATCATGGACCTGCATCAGAATCTCTAATCCTTCTGATTCTAGGTTGTCTTCAAGTTCTGCCCAAATACGATTGATGAGGCATGCAACACTGGACTGCGGCACCCACGCGACGGCTTGGTTAAAGATTGTCCCCTCGATCCGGTCAAAAAAATAGTTTCTGTAGCCATATGCATTCTCTACATACCGACGTCCAGAGACTTGTTTCTTCAGATCATCTTGCCATTTTTTGATCTCTGGACAAACCGCGTAATACCACTTCTGAATACGTTCAGTCTCATGCACCAATAGACCAATACGGGGGGCGATACCATCTGCGGTCCCTAGATAGTTTGTACCGTGGCAAAGGCTCTTGAAGATTTTGTATTCAGGACTGTTCTTGTTTTTGTTAGCATCACGATAGTACTCCCGCATAATCTCAACATAAGGCTTGTTTCCAGCCTTAAACTGCTCTTTCATCCATTTGCAGTCCGATTCCCATGTGACAATGCGTAGATCAGCGCTATCGAGATCAATATCGAAGATAGTTTTGCCTTGATCTGGGATAAAGAGCTTTCTAATGTTGGGCAATTCCAGACCACCCTCTTCCATCTCACCACCCTTCGGAATATTCTGGAGGTTCATCCCAGTCCCGAAGGCGTTTTTGCTTGAGGCAAATCTGTAGGTTTCCGTCCCACACACATTGAATGTGCATCGCATCCGACCGTCCACATCAAGCCCAGCCTGCACAAATGTGGAGTGGAACACACCCAAAGACCGCAACTCTGCGATCTTTCTTGTGACGGGGAGAAGGATGGGCTCTCGTTGGGCGATCTTGTGGAGGGCTTCATCGTTGCAAGTGGTGCTGCCGGTTTTGCGGTTTTTGATCTCACGTTGACCCATCTGACGGTAGAAGAAGTCAGCCATCTGGGCAGGGGATTTGATGTTGATGGTTTGGCCGAGGACGTCTTGCATCCACTGCTCGCGGTCGGCAACCTCTTTCATGAGGTCGAAAGAGAGTTGCGCACGGAGTTTGTGATCCACTCGCACACCACGAATCATCGCGCGGAGGACTCTTTCCCTGAGACTTTGTTGGAATAGATTGATAGACTCCAGTCCCATCGATTTACATACACTAGAAAGAACGTGATGTATGGCAAGCGTGCGCGCAGCGTCCGTACAGTTGTATCGCCAATATTGTATTTCGCCTTCTCCATCTTGACCCTCTTCCCAATTGGTGCGATCGTCTTTCCAGTACAGATGGTCTTCACAATACATGGATGAGAGGAACGCTAGGTTTTTCGGTAGGTTGCTGAAACATGAGTGCTGCTGAATCATGGTGTCTACCACATTGGGACAGAGAAAATGCCAATGGCGGTAGATGTATTGGGCGTCATAGTTCCAGTTTTGACCGATGATCGTGCAATAGGCCATGACTCGGCACATTAACCACACCAACTCGGCCTCTTGATCCGCTGTCCAGAAACCTTCCGGTTGGTTCGTCTTCATCAACGGAACGCAAACAGCATCCGTAGGCGACAAGGCAAAAGCAATTGATGAAATATGCCCTGCTCTCGTCTCAATGTCCGCCCCGATCTTGGTACCTGGGGGTGTAGTGAGAATATCAGTGAGATAGCGATAGACTTTGTGGAACTCTTTTTCGCTATTATCAGTCGGGATTGTGAATTGATATTTTCGATCTATCACCCCCGGCTTATCTTCATGCCTCTTCACCCTCTTCAGGTCATGCACAATGATTCCTCGTTGGCTCCATTGAACATTCACGATACTAAAGGGCAGGGTGGGAATGACCTTCAATCCGGGGATGAGGTCCGATTCCATCACGGAAGAGCGCCAATTGAATGACGACCATTCGCCCGTGAGTGCCCACAATGCGAGGTTGCCGCTCGTACAAACGACATTGGGGGACACTCGTTTGATCTCCTCTCGCAATGCCTCCACGGCATCCACTACCTGGGGCATTACCCACTTTCCCTTGTAGAGAACATGACGGGGGGTAATGTCCTTTTTCTTTTCTGCAATGAGGGTCGAGAGACCAAGGATGCGATCCTTGATAACATACGTCAACGCACAGGTCTCTCGGGGGAGCCCCGCCTCTTGCATCATTTTTGTAAACTCAAAACCAGCCCCTCCGATGAAGGGTTCACCACGTCGGAGGTCTGCTTCGTGGGGGTATTCGCCTACCACCAGCACTTTCGCGTCGAGGGGGCCTGAGGCTTGGATGGGCATTGTCTAGTCCTATTTTGGCTGTTTTTTGCATGCGGCACGACTCGAAACGAGGGCGCGCATGATGGTTTGTCGAGTCGAGTTTACGATGAAATGTTCATTGGCATGCTCAGGTTTGAAACACCCGCCATTGAGGCCGATGATGAGGCCAGGTTGCCAAGGTTTTGGTGGCTTGATTCGAGGAGGGATCATGTCAGCCTCCCATTGCCTTGAGTTCGTTTGCAAGAGACTGGCCCAAGGATGCACTGGCGGTAGCATCGGCATCGAGGGCTTTGATGCGGTTGAGGCCCAAAGCGTAGTATTCGGGGTTCATCTCCACACCCACAGCTTTAACCTTGAATTGGTGTGCCGCAGGAAAGATTGTCCCAGACCCCGCGAACGAATCGAGGACAGTATCGCCCGGCCTGACGCTTCGTTTGAGTAGGTCAAGATAAAGAGCAACCGGCTTTTGCGCACCGTGGGACATGTTGGCATCGGCCATAGTTGTGATAACGTCCGGATAGATTCCCGTGGTTGGTTTCTTGCCTTTGATTGCATACAGAATCATCTCCCATTGTCTGCGCGGGCCATGCTCGGGGTGGGGCACACGACCGCTGTTTGGTTTGGTGCAAATGAATGGTGTACGGGTAACCCACCATCCGGCTGCAGTCATTTGTTGCTTGAGCCAGTGGAAGTTGTCGAGGTCACAAAAGACGTAGGCATGTGCCTGAGCTTTTG